GTGTATATCCTAACCATAATGCAAGTACACCGATTGCTCCGTGTTTTTTTACTAATTCTAAAATTTGATTTGTTAAAGGTATCATAGTTTAATTAATTTTCAAAAGGTGGGGGTGTTGGTTTTGGTTCGTATGGTATCAAGTCAAGGTCTTTTACCCAAAGATAATCAGGATTAACACACTGCTCCATTTCTTCTACTGATATAACCCAATTATCTTGAGCATCTTGAATAGGGTTGAAGTAGCTATCAGGTGCATATAATTGACCTACTATCTCATTCTTTTGTAGCTCTGTTAGTAAACCTACATAGGTCAACTTTTGTTCTGTTGTTAAATCTGTTAGTTTCATATATTAAACATTACGTGATAAAGTTGTTTGAAATGCTTGTACAGCTGTATAGAAATTAGCCATTTCAACTCCTGATAAACCATCTGAAATATAGACCAAAGCAAATTGACTATTTACATAACCTGAACCATAAGTTACTCCTGAAAGATTTAACGTTCCTAAATATATCACGCTACTTGCTAAAGTACCGCCTGAGTTACCGTTACCAACTGAAGTACCATTTTTATATACATTAGTTACAGTTGATGATGTTTTACTTATTGAAAATAAACCTGTACCACCTGTTATTGAACCACTAATTAAGTTACCATTTAATCTACCTGAAACTGATGAAGCACTATTTAATAAAGACGAAGCTGATGAAGAACTATCAAAACCACCCATATTAACAGGGTCTGTTGCTCCTGAAGAATTTACTGTTCTTATATAATAACCTATTGAGTTACTATTTAAAGTTCCTGTATTTGGAGCGAAATAAGTATTTGCAAAGCCATTTGTTCCATTAGGCTGTGCGCCATTAGCTGAATGGGTCCACCCGCCATTAAAAATTAATCTAAACGCTGCATCTAAATCTCTTGGGTCTTTAAGATTGAATTTATGCTGTGAAGCCGTTCCACCAACAAAAGGATACAAAGCCTTCATTTTGCTCCAAATAGAATACCCTTTCAAATCAACTACCAAAGTATTGATAGCACTTTGTTGAGTAGGGTCTGTTATTGCAGCCGCTGTGATGAATGATTGGGCATCGGGGTCAACGGGTGGCGTTGTAATACCTACAATATCCGTTAAACCCGCCCAACTATCAGCGTGAATATCTCCCCAACCGATAGCATTATCAGCACCTTGTCCCCATCCTATATTATTATTTGAAGCACCGTCGCCCCATCCGTTTGCATTTGCCATGTCTTAAACTGTTAAATCACCGTATAAATACCATTCGTTAGTTAACCTCTTTATTAACGTACAAACGGAATATTGTCCTACTGTTTTATTTTTACCTCCTTGTGAAAGTATCGTAACACCTAAAGAAGCTTGGATAGTTGTTTGTCCAGTTCCTAATTGTGTTACTTTAATTTCAGTTCCTATTGGAAACGCTACACTTGAATTTAAAGGTACGGTTAACGTATTTGCCGAACCTACCTCCATTTCTACATAATGATGTGCGTCCGTTAAAACCAAAGTATAATTACCCGTTTTTTTGTTTGTGTCCCAGTTGTGTATTTGAGAACCTAAAACATACTTACTTGCGAACGTACCGCCACCCGTGTCTTGTGCAATTGCTAAACGATCCGAAGTTTCTAAATTACTTCCTTTCGCTGTTAATTGACTTATCTTTACGTTTGCCATTTTGCTTACTTAAATACGTTAATAATTTCTTTATGTTTTCGTCTTTTGGTTTGTAGTTCTTCATAAATACCAGCCAGTGTAATTATTGTTTGTATCGGGGTACATATCCCCGTTTGAGTTAGAATTGTATTCAGGAAATAAATCGTTGTTAAATGATATATAATCAATAAACCTTTCAGTATAATGCTGTGCAATTGAACGCTCTTTTTCTATTAAGAAGTCTATTTCTACTTTTTCTACATTAGTAGCGTTTTCTGAATTATGTTTATATACGCCTTTATTCGCTATTGTATAAGCTGCAAAAGGTAAATATTCAACCATTGCCCAGTGTATAAGCATTTGTTTTACATAGTTAACTAAAAGATTATTGTAATCAGTTGGTATTGTGTAAATTGAACTTATTGTAACCGCTCCATTTGTACCGCCCGTCACTGTTGCCGTATTTCCTACCGTGTAACCCGTGCCAGCCGTGTTAATTGTAGCCGCAGTAATTAAACCACCAGCCGCCGTAATATTTAATTTTAAACCCGTTCCCGTTGTGCTTGTTGTATTTATAGCAGTTCCCGTAGTATATCCAGTTCCTTGGTTGCTTATTGTAATTGCAGTTGGTATTCCTGAAGCCGCTAAAATAATTTCGGACTTTAATTTTTCAAGTAAATCAGTACCTAAGTAATTTTGAATGTGAATGTCTTGTGCTATTTTGACGTACTGAATAAAATTGTCCGTGTCTACGTTACCGTTCATTGCAGTGAACTTAACAACGTCGTTTCTTGTAATTAAAAGTGCTTCTGCCATTATCGTGTTATTTCTCGTTTAGGTTGCGGATTGCTTGGTAAAAAACCATAATTAGGCATATCAACAGGGCGCTTACTTACTAACTCCGAATTCTTTACTACATATCCAAGTTTTTCAGCTTTACGTACCGCTACTTGTTTCAATTCTTTGCTATCTACGTCTATTGCTTTACCACTAAATGTAGCGTACACTCTTTTATTCCACCTATGGTGACAATTACCACCGCCTTTGTAAAACCAAATAGAATACGTATCCGCACCTTTTGCACCCCAACCAGCATTTACTACTTGTGAACCCATCTTAATAATGTCTTCTTTACGGTAAATCTTATTAGCCGCTATCATTTGACGGCAAAATTCACGACTATCTTTAGTTGTTTCACCAGCGTAAACGTACCGAGTTAGGAATTTAATACCGTCTATTACTTCGTCTTGCTTACTTGAAATATTAGGTCTATTGTCGCCAGTTGAAACTAAGTTTACTATTTTGCTTAAAAAGGACTTTTTAAGGTCTTTAGAAAGCGTTTCATTCTCTTTGTCGTCCGAATCATAGTTAACTGGAAATTCGTCTATTAGAATCGAGTTTTCGGGTTCGTCTTCGCCTAAATTAATTAATGCTTCAGCTATCTTAAAATCTTTGCTTAGCTCCGTTCCTGTTTCTTCAGCAACTTGCTCTTCGTTTTGTGCGTTTTCTAAATCTACGAACTCCAAAGGTTGTAACGTTTTAAAGAATAACTTCAAAGAAACACTGTTAAAGGCTAAAATTTTATCAAAGGCATCTATTATTTGGTCTTGAATAGGTTTAATAACCATATTGTCAAACAAAATAGAAGCGTTCTTTAATTCATCAGCGTTTGAACTAAAACCATTAGCCGAACCTAAACCGAAAAGAAGCGGACTTGTAACGTTATGCGCTAACATAATCTTTTTAACGCATTCTTCACTTAATGAATTATACAAGTCTGGAGCATCGTTAACGGGCATTGTGTCAACCGTTGTTTTGCTTTCTTGGTTATTATTAAATCCTATAATTACCTTTTCACCACGTGGTCCCGTTAATTGGCTTTTTACTTTTCCAGTAATAATTTGTTGTTGTTCTTCAGTTGGTACCCCGTTATTAAAGTTAATTACAACCCGTCCAGCGAAGCCTTTTTGAACTTCGTTAATTAGGTAATCAGCAATTTCTTCTTCTAACTTTGCATAAGGTAAACCACCTTGGTAATCAGGTAAAGCGTAGTATTTCATTCCTACCGCATACGGCTTTGAATAAAGTATTTCTATTTGTTCGTTTGAATATCCGAAAGCTGGTATTCTTTTAGGTGCGTATTTCTTAACGTCCAACCAATTATCCGAATAATAATAACCTTCTATTTCACCGTCTTTATTGCACTTTTCTGCACGTAATAAATTCACGGGTATATGATATGCTTTTAAAATTCTTTTGTGGTCTTGTGAATAATGTATTTGCATTGCAAATTGACCAAACATTTTTCTATCCAGTACTATTTTACGAATACAATCAGCATGAAATAAAGCCATCATTTGAGCGTACTCATTTGGCTTTTTACTTGCATCTAACGCACTTAATCCACGACCGTAAATTAATCTATTAACGTTGTTTATTACCGAACTGTTTGTTGTTGAATTAACGTACCTATCAATAATAAACTGAAAGTAATTATTGTCTTCGCCAAATTCCACCCAAGCGTCTTTTTTAGATTCTTGAATTACTGGCGTTGTATATGCGCTTAATTCTAAAACGTGAATATTATTCATAAACTATAAATGTGTTTGCTGTACTGTTTGAAACGTATTGTCCATTATTTACTGAAAATTGAACAATAGACTGATTCGTACAAAATATTCTATCCTTATAAACAACCGTAGTTCCGTCTTTTATTACTAAATCGTAATAATGATTTTCTACTAAATTAAATTCAGCTTCTAAAGTGTCGTAATAATCTCCAGCGGTATGTGTGTAAGTTTCTATTTCTACTGTTTCGTTTGTTTGGTCGTCTGTTATACCTACATAATCAAACGTGTGTGAACGTGGTATAAACACGAACGTTTGTTCACTTGTTGAAGTAGTTAGTATAATCATATATTATAAACTTATTTAAGTGAGAATTGTTCCTAACGAAAAAACCCCTACCGAAGTAAGGGTTAATTGTATGCAAGTATATAAAGAAAATTATGAAGTAACTATTTGTGCATCTACTCCAGCGCCATCTTCAAACAAAGTTTTCAATTGTGCTTCAGTTGAAACATCAAGGAAATTAGCTGGTGAAACTTCCATAGCTTCAA